CGGACGTGAAAGAAGTGACTTGGGATGATGTGACGGCATCTTCATTTCAGGAACATAGCGCCCTTTCGATGGAGATGGATGAGTTGTTGGGCAACTTCAACCCGGCGTCATTGATGATCGCCGGGGCGAACAACAGTCCCGCCAAGAACATGGCGATGCTCTCCAACTCACAAGGGACTTTAACGGAATATCTCTTGCGGACTTATGTAGAGACATTCGTACAACCCGTCCTGCGTAAGCTCCTGCTTCTGGAACAGCAATACGAGACCGATCAGGTCGTGCTGGCATTCGCCGGAAAGCGTGCCCAGCTTGTCCAGCGATTTGGCATCGATCAGGTGACGGACGACCTTCTGGAGAAGGAACTCACATTGACGGTCAACGTTGGCATGGGTGCGACTGATCCGGCTGCGAAATTGAACAAGTTCATCGCGGGTATTACGGCGTATTCCGCGATCATGAGCCGCCCAGTGCCGGGTCTCAACGTACAGGAAGTTGGTAAGGAAATATTCGGACATCTTGGTTATGCAGACGGGTCAAGGTTCACCACTCAAGACAATCCGCAAGTTCTCCAATTGCAGCAACAACTGCAAGCGGCCATGGCGCAGATACAGCAACTCACACTGAAAGCCAAGGACAAACAGACCGGCCACATTGTCAGCCTCCAGAAAGCGCGCGAGACCAACCAGACTACGCTCCAGAAGACGATGATTCAGGAAGAAAACGAGAACCGCCGTGCGGTCGCCACCCACATGAGAGCGCTGATGGAATCACAGAGGATGCTTAAACAATGAGTGAATTCGAGGAATTTTGTGTAGTTCGTCGAAGTGATGGTGCAAGAATCATGAATCTCTACCTATGCCAGAAAGGTCTTGGTACTACTCCATTTGAAGCGTCGAGTAACGGCAATCCAGACCTTGCTGAAGATTTGCGTCGATGGCTTGATTTAGAAAAATGTGGCGGTGTTTCTTTCGGAAAAGAAATCGATGAAAGATGGATAAGGATAAATAAATGAGTGACGATTCCGAAATCCTGCTGGATGTCGCGGTATTGGGTGAACAAGTCGATCAGTTCCTGAAAAGCGATGTCGGCGTGTACCTGATGCAGCACGCCACCGCGCAGGAAGAGGCGGGTATGGAAGAACTGCGCCGGGTGAAATGCAACGATGCGGAAGCGGTGTGGCAGGCACAGAACAAGGTGTGGCTGGCGGAGAAGTTCCGTGTGTGGCTGGAAGAGGCTGTGCAGGCTGGGCTGAAGGCCAGAATGATTCTGGAAGATCGGGAAGAGTAATTAATGAATATTGCTCTTGAAATTCTTGAGTAGATCGAATGCAACGGCGGCACGAAAGACTGCTTTTTGTGTCTCTATGATTGTTTGATCTGATTCAAATTCTCGTTCTTCTTTTGGTGTAGGTCGGCGCAAATTTAGATCATCATCAAAAACAGAAATGTTGCCACATTTATAACAAACAGAGACATCTCTCGGTTTTGGGAGGTTATCCCCATTCACTTGAGAAGCGCCGTCCAATGGAAATTCGCAGAACGGGCAAAGTGATTTTTTTATCTTGTGATCTTTACCAAGAAACATATCGCCTCCATCTGAATAGAGTCACTTTATAGCAACGCGCTAAATCAATCAAGCCGCCTTCGGGCGGCTTTTTTATTGGGAGAAAAAAATGGCAGACAAAACCGATGACAAGAAGACCGAAGTACCGAATGGTGAAGACGTTATCGGTACAGGCAACGATGCGCGCCTGAAGATGTTGCAACAGATCAACGACCAAAACGACAGGCAACTGGCGGAAGGTGGCGATCTTGCCGATGTGCATGACGATGGTACGACATCGACATTCGCAGGCATGGACGAAAACCTGACAGACGAACAAATCGCCGCGCGCGAACTCGCGCGCGCGGAGGAAGAAGCGAATGCCAGAGCGGCAGAGGAAGCCGCACAGGACAAACACAAGATCAAGGTCAACGGCAAGGAAGTGGAACTGACGACTCAGGAACTCATTGAGCGTGCCCAAAAAATTGAGGCCGCAGATGAATACCTGAAGGAAGCAGCCGCCAAATTGCGCGAGGCCGAGGCAGCAAAACCAGCAGCAAGGCCGCAACCATCCGAACAGGACGTTGCAGCGAACGCGCTGGAAGAGAGACGAGCGCTCGTCCGCGCTATACAAATGGGCACGGAAGAAGAAGCGATGGCTGCTATCGAAAAGTTGCAGGGGAAGAATCTATCCGTTAGCGCGGACGATGTTGCCCGGACTGTTGATGAGCGTCTTACCTTCAATGATGCGGTGTCGCGTTTCCAGACCGATTACAAGGATTTGGCTGACGATCCCGTGCTTCTGAACATCGTTTTGCAGCGCGACAAGGAATTGCTCGCTCAAGGCGATAGAAGGACGTACTGGGAACGTTACGACGACATCGGCAAGAGCGTGCGGGCATGGAGGGATTCTATCGCCAAGCCTGCTGAAAAGGCCGATGACAAGAAAACGGACGACAAACAGACACGCAAAGCATCGGCACCGGCTGTCCCGCAGGGGGCTGGAACAAAAGCGCCAGCGGCGGTGGACGAAGAAGACAGAGAAGAGACCATTAGCGAAGTCATCGCCGCGATTGCGAAATCGCGCGGAGGCCCGCAGTGGGCACGTTAATCAACAATAAGGAGTAACTATCATGGCCGGTCAAGTATGGGCAGTGAACAGTCTGGGCGGATATATGTATTCGCGCCAACTGTCGAACGTCCTTCGGATGGCTGTGCAACCGCTCGTCAAATTCCGTCAGTTCGCGGATGTACGGGACGCAAGCCAGCAGGGCAAGAAGAAGGGCGACATCTTTACATGGGACGTATTCTCCGATGTGGCGAATCCGGGCGGTGTGTTGACTGAAACCAACACCATGCCTGAGACGAACTTCACCATCGTGCAGGGTACATTGACCATCACCGAAGCGGGCAACAGCGTGCCGTATTCCGGCAAGCTGGACAACCTATCGAAATTTCCGGTGATGGAGTTGATCCAGAAAGTCCTGAAGAACGATGCGGTCAAATCGTTCGACAGGCTGGCGTGGACTCAATTCAACCAGTGCCTGCTGCGGGTGCTTCCTACCGCTGGTACGGACACTGCCGCCATTACGTTGTTCACCAATGGCACAGTGACCGGCACCAACACCATCGCCTACGGCAATGCACACGCGAAATCCATCGTGGACACGATGAAAGAGCGCAACATCCCCGCGTATCTGGGTGATGACTACTACGCTCTGTCGTGGCCGACCACGCTGCGTTCGTTCAAAAACAACTTGGAGACTATCCACCAGTATTCGGATACTGGCTTCAAGCTGATCATGAACGGCGAGATCGGTCGCTACGAGAACGTGCGCTACGTGGAGCAGACCAACATCGCCAAGGGTATCGGCACAACTGGTATCGCAAGCGGTTCCACTGGCGGTGACATGACGGCGTGGAGTCAGGGGAAATCGGACTGGATTTTCTTCTTCGGCAACGACACGGTGGCGGAAGCCATCGCCGTACCGGAAGAGATGCGCGGGAAGATTCCTTCCGATTACGGTCGCAGCAAGGGCGTCGCTTGGTACTACTTGGGCGGCTTCGGCATCGTTCACACTCTGGCAGCAAACTGCCGGATCGTGAAATGGGATAGTCAGGTTTAAGGAGAAAATCATGAGTCAGAAATCCATGTCCTATGACCATCCCGCCTATGTGGCTCGTTTGTGCCATGCCTATGGTGCGACTACAGCGGGAGCGGCAGCAGTAACAGCAAAGTTCACGGCATTCACTTCCATGCATGTGTTCTCGATCACTACCACGTCTTTTGTGGTGGGCACATCGACTTACACCGCATGGAACGGCACCGCGACGGTCACAACGACCGGCACGGGTGATACGATTGCCGGAATCAAGGTATCGGGCACGACAACTACCACTTACGGGCCGTTCGCATTGAATGCGGTTCAGGGTGGTTACAACCGTATCCAAATCAGCGGTACAGGAGTTGGGTCTTCCACTGCCGATGGTGGCGTTTCGCTTGTAGCAGGAGACACTTTCCATCTGGTGCGCGGCACGGACGCAACTGCGGTACAGGTGCCGGTGATCGAGTACGTCGTCGATCCAGAAACTTTGGTCAGCGCATAAGGAGAACTATCATGGCAAAAGGTAAAAATACAGGTCAGTTGCTCGAAGACGCTTCTGCTCCTTTCGCTGAAGTCATGCGTGATGTACCGGAACCCCTTATGGGTCTCGCCGGTACGTACAACGACATCGGTGAAAAGAGCGGCTTCGAGACAACCGGCTTCATCGACAAGAAAAGTATGCCTTATGGAGAAAATGCGAAGCTGAATTTTCTCCCTCCCGGTGATGAAATCGAAAATCAGGAGAACAAGGACATCCGCAAGATGCAACTGAAAAAGCTGACGGAAGAAAGCTATCCCGGCGATGGCTGGATGCCGAAACCGAAGCTCGTCGTTTAAGTTCGTGGTGGGTGATATTCACGGCCTCTTCGGAGGCCGTGTTTTTTTGGCATCATGCAGATCAACAGCCGTCATCCGTGTTGGTGCCACTGAGTAAAGGAGGTGCATCATGAAAGGACTTCAAGAGAAATTCCAGACAATCCTTCCACCGCAACCGGATGAAGATGACGGTACGGAATGGAAGACATTTGAATCTCAGCGCAGAACGTATGAGCCGGGTGTGCGACATGAGAATAATGCACGTGCCGCCGATGAGGCAGACGGCAAGTTCAACGAAATGCCCAGCGAAGACCTGAAGAACCAGAACGCTATGATCCGCGAACTCGCTGGCTGCACGGACTTTTCATACGACACAAATCCAGAAGCGTTCGACAAAGGTTTCACACGTCGCGCGATGAACGGTACGGATGACCAGTACACCGGGGAGCATATCGATCATTTCTATGGCGAAGCTACCGATGAAGAAGGAAAGACGGGCTTTGTTGAAAGGAACAACTATCTGGATCGTATCTGATGGAATGCCCGCAATCTCTGGTTGGGCCGCATGTGATCAATGGCATGTTGAAGTTGTCCCGCGAAGTTCCTGAAGGTTGTTTCGTTGAGGTTGGTGTCTACAAAGGCGGCACGGCTTGGCATCTTGCCAAGCTTGCCGAAGAACAA